TGATGTAATAAAACTATCCCATCCTATAGTTAGGTTGGTATTACTTTGAAAGAACGGTAAGAAAGCCCCGGAGCCTATCGACTGTACAATGTTAAAGTCGCTTTGTTTTACACCTGCCATTATGTATCACTCTCCAGTAAAATTGTCCGGCCCTGCTCATCAAGTAAAGTGTTTTCTGATGAAGGGTAATATCTATCTTGATATAATGAACTTTCATTTCCTGAGCCGATTGGTAACGTGTCAGGGCGCATTGTTAATATTGGTTGTGAGGCCAAGTGAACCATTGTTGATAGTGAATCTCTGGCGTTGGCAAATAACGTCTGGTTTGGGATTATGTCGTACTGTGACAATAACCTTACCGCCGTATTGAATATCAAGCCCTCAATAGCACCTGATGGTATTGTTATTGGATCAGCTAGATTTGTTACTTCCGTGTAGCCTAGCGGGCTTTTTACAGCCAAAGAAGCCATGAACCGGTTCATATACCTCATGACCGTATTTGAATCAGTAGAATCTGTTAACTGTTGTGATGTTTGGATTAGTATTTCGTGTAATATGTCTTTTATTACTGATGCAGCGGTTTCCATATCTAACCCTTTGTGTAACCGTTAAAATTTTAGTTGTTAGTTTTACTCTTACATTTCAGCGTCATGTTCAACTTCATGTGCAACTTCTGGTTCAGTTTCTTTTTTGGGTTTGTTTTTAGTTTTATTTTTTGGGTTTTTTAGTGAAAGCTTGTTTTTATGGAGCGATCCCAACTGAAATTCGTTAACCATCAGTGACTTACCGTTGGTTTTATATACTTTGGTCATCTTGCTCATGTGTAATCCTTTTAGTTGCCGGACTGGTATTTCACAGTCCGACTATTAATGTTAACCGCAAATGTTAACCGCAAGCCTTGCCTGAAAAGAACGGGTTTAATGCAGCGAACGCCGGTCTAATATCGATACGTACACGGTTTTGGTTTTTCACAGCATCCGAGGACTTGGTAACACGGATTTGTATGCCGTCCTTAGTCTCAGCGAATGTATCTGTAGCATCCAGACGCTCCATTGGTACAGAGCCGATTGCAAAAGCGTTTTTATGCCAAAACAAATTAGGCTGTATTACTGTGGAGTCAGGACCAAGCAAGTTGATTACATCACCAATGATTGGTGCTCTATGTGCCGTGTTATAAGCACCTGCCCCTGCTCCTGATTCAAATATCGCGGGCCCAGTAATGATAATAGTACCTTCGCCAGCGCCAGAAAGGGTTACATCCTCAGTAACTGTGCCAGTGAATAACACAGGAGAGCTAGTCTCATCCAAGATCAACTCACGAGTAGACAAGTTTAATCTGTGAACAGTAGCAAATTGGACTGTTTCACCTGCCTTGACTACTGTTCCCGCAGGGAAGCCATTAACGGCAAGATCTTGTGTCATTGTGTTTTTTGCGGCATTGTATGTAGCTAATGGGGCCGCTAATAACGCGCCAGTTCGATCGGCGTTATCATGGGTTGTGTAACTTGCAAGTGTATTGGCTTTCATAACCTTCATACCTGCAAAGTCATCAGTGAGAATTGCTTTGCGATGCGCCTCTGAAATATCCGCACCAGCAACGCCACCAGCACCTAACGAGCGTTGATCACTAGCTAAAGAGCGTTGCGTGTAAGAGTTTACCGCTAAAATCCAGTCATCATCAGCCGGAACACCTGTCGCGTCCATAATAGAACCTGCTGCCGCAACATGATCCCATGTTGAAATTGCCGTTCCTGGTGTTCCCGATAATAAGGCAGTGTTTCGCATCATGAACTTAGCCATGTTCGTTTCTAGCTTGGTAACTAATCGCGTAGCCATTGGCGCAAGCAGCGCTTTTAAATTGCCCGCCTTGATTGCTTGATCAGCTTCGCTATACTTAACAAATACAGTGATATATGGTTGAACGACACCTGACGCGCGACCTGTAATGATGTCTGATTCAGTTTCGCCTGACACATCGCCGTCTGCTGTTTCCACTGCTACGTAATCAGTAGGGCGTTTGAAATCAAATGTGTCACCAGTATTTTTGTCAAACTTACCAGATAACATTTGCGTGTTTACGTTTTTTGAAAGAACGCGCTTAGATTCAAAAGAATCAAGCATTTGTTCTGCGATTTCAAGTGTGAAATTATTAAAGCTATTAGGCATGAGTGTGAGTCCTTATTAATAAAATTTAGCGCCACTGCTGTTCGGGTATTTGCCTTTGCTCGGGTCAGCACCCGCACCGGACAAACGCACTACAGGTTCTGGCGTGTTAGTTGTTGCTGGTTGTAAGCTCTTCGCTTTTTCAGAAATGTCACTTAAGATAATTCCTACCTGCCAAGGGTTACTTACTAAGTTTGCAAGATCTTCAGAACTTCCTGCTAGGTGCTTCATTACCAAATGACTATCGGGCATCGCCAACACGTGTCTTTGCAATTCTACGTCCATACCGCTAGACATAACAACTCGCTCTGCGTACTCTATTTCACTAATGCCAATTTTTGCATTTTTAGCACGCTCACGATGGTCATTAAATAACTCACCTGCTTTTTCGTTCTGTTCTTGCAGTTTTTGTTGTTGTTGGTATTCAGATTGTTGAGTAATTACATTCTGATTTGCCGTGTAAGTTGCTTTAGCCTGAAATGCTTCAGCATAAGCTGCTACCTTTGCTGGTTGAGCTGCAACATCCGCATGGTATTGCGCCAACAACTCAGGGTAGTTATCTGCAAATTCATCATCTGGAAACACAGGTGCAGGTGGAAATACAAGCTCTTTAGCATGTGTTTCCGCTAACGCATCGCGTTCCTTTGCTGCAATTGCATCAAGCTGAGATTGTAAAGCCTCTTTTTCACGCTTTTCTGTTCGGTACTTTTTGTGTTGCTTATTTATTGCAATTTGCGCACCGTCAGAAAATGGAGCTTCTTTTTCAACAACAGGTTGTTTTTGTTCGTGGCTATCTCCACTATCAGATGCTAAGTCTGAACCAGTACTTTGGTTTACGATTGCTGTAACTGGTTGTTCTGGTTCAACAACAGTATCTATTAAATCGTTTTGTAGCTCTTTACTCATTTGTAACGCCCTTGTAAGGTGTAGTCTTTCGACAGCCAGCAATTTAGGTTTACTGTAGACCGTTTGCATATTATATAACTTACGGGTACACTTGTGCAGGTGGGCAAATTGCCCATACGTAATCAGGGGGTTGCAAGTGACGTGTAAGTACACGGAAATAATTCACAATAGAGGCTGGACGGCTGCGGCTGCCTGTGAGTACTGGGGCATTAGATACGATGTTTGGCGAAGAAAATGCCGTAAAGATGGGAAAACAAAGGTACAATTGTTATCTATGTGCCGTGGACTTGAGAGTAAGAAGAAAATAAAATGAAAACATTTAAGTCAAAAGATATATTTAACATGGAAATAATGCCCGACCAAAGCGGTGTGTTCGTACTTAAATCAGATGCATTGGAAATGATAAGTAAACAATGCGGCTTTGTTATAGATCACGCTGAAGATATAGAGAATGAAGTTGGTGATTTTGGCAAATTAAAAGACCTTCTTGAATTGGTCCGTGGTGTTGGTAATTCGTAAAGATAAAAACCAAAAGCCCTTCATAACAAGGGCTTTTTTAATTAAGCTCTACTATCAACTATTGCGTTAACTGTAGATATTGTAGCGGCATCCCTTATTTCTATAATCAACAAGCTCTCTTCGTCCTTGATATATTTGTACCTTAGCAACCCAGCCGTAGAAAAAGAATCGTAATCCGTCTGATTAGATATAGTTAAAACGTCAGTTTGATCGGCATTTTGAATGTTAGCAGGGATAGCACCGAAAACTTGTATTCCAATGTAATTACTCCGATTATCTAAGACAAGCGGGAATGACATTGATAAATGTGTAAATCCGTCATTTATTAACTTCAACGTTTTCATTCTAATATCATTTAGCTTTTCTTCCTTTGCGAATGCAAGTTGTGATATGGGAATGAACCCATCTATAACCGATTCGTCAGACGGTGAAAACGTACCAAGAACAGTTATTTGATCGCCGGTATAGTTAACGCCGTCATTTGTTAGTGGCTCACTATCTAGTTGTTTTTGAATACTGGTTATGCTCGCGTCTGCTGCCGTTAACGTATAACTCATTATGACACCCTCCATATTTCCGTTCTAACATCGCTAATTCGCGCCTCGTCCGTATCTTTTCTATACCTTGTGTCAAGTGCTATTGTTGCTGGCGAACCTAGCGTTATATAAGTCACTATTGATTCAGATACCCACCCGTTATCTTCCTTTATGTTATGGTGCAAGTAATCACCGCCATTGCTATGCGTGTGTTGCGCTACGCCATCAACCGTAAATTCTAGATCGGTTCCTTTTTCTTTCTTCTTATTTGTTATTTGTGCAGTGAATGAAATTCTATATTTACCGGCAGGCTTTGTTGCCGTGGTTACTGACAACTTTGACTGAAATGATCCTGACGTTGTGGAGCTTTGCGGTAAACTGCTGAACTCTTCAAATTCAGAACCGAATACACTGCCAGAAATTGGTGAAAACGCCAACGGTGTAGATGAACCTTTACCTTGCTCAAGATCTCCACTAGTGCCAACGCGCACAACAGCTATTTCAACTTTTGTTATTACTGCGTCATCTTGATAAAAGAATAAATCGTCTCTTGTGAAGTTTTCGACAGTCCCAACAGTCCCAACACCCCTGACTGTTAAGTCATTTAGTATGTGACTTTCAACTTCAAATAACCCGTTATTTATTCTTGAACCCGTTATAGAAATAAAATCATTTTGTGAAAACGTTGCTGAGCCATCAGTAACAATTGTGGGGTTAGATGTTGAAGCCACACCGTTGACAAAAGGACCACCTGTAACCGTATCAACTGTGGATGTTGCTTTATAAATAAATTGCATCCCAGTAGGAGAAGCCGTTGTTGAGGTGTGCCCGTCATTTACCCTGATGTACTTATCAGCTATGTTGCTAGTGTCACCTATTTTAGCTATAGGGAAAGGTCTGGCTGCTGCAAAACCCGACTCAATAAAGGGCTTTATTTGCCCCGTAAATAATCCAGACGTTTGCAGCCCTCCAAATACTTCAATCCCGGCAATCTTCAACAAAAGGAACTGATCTACAATTTACGGTTGATGGCGTACCGCAACACACGCATAGCAACGGCGGT